AATTTATTCTAGCCGCATCGGTAAAACCAAATTTTGGTCTATCAATAAACTTTTCTATATCTGCAATTCTACCTAATCTAGCAATTGTTTTTTGTCTTTGTCTCTCTAAACCAGTATCTCGTTGTACTCCACCACCTGTACTTGTGGGGCTACTTCCTTTTCCTCCAAATTGATCTGTATCACTACCATAACCTCCAGCACCACCGGTATCTCCTGGTCCAGGAGTATCTTTTCCACTTCCCATACCAGATGCACCAGCGCCCATATCAGCGCCACCGCCTTGAAAACCTTTTCTATATAGCATTCCTTTATCTATCATCGTCTACCATCTGGTTTTATATCTACTCTTAATGTTCCATAACGCCAAGTTTCCCCTACAGCGTCATTTTCTATTTTAATTGAAAGCAATCGTCCTCTTGCTCGAGTGTCTACTTTATCAGTAGATGATGTAATTGTAAAGGGACCAAGAGGTGAGCTAGTAGCTGTTTGACTCGGATAATCATTTAATAGTAATGTTATTTTTGAATTGCCAGTTAATACTTTAAAATCAGGTACAAAACGTTTCATGGACATAATAAATTCACCATCCCCTCTAAGATCAGCAAGTCCAGTTGATTGACCTGTAATGCCTTGTCTTGCAGCAATATCAAAATCACCTGATTGTATAAATGCATCAATAGAAGTTGTAGCTCCACCAAAAGCTATTTCATCAGTTCCAGTTTCATGAGCATAATAAGTAGATGCTCCATAGGTATTTGTAATTCCATTTATATCAAATACAGGAGTGCCTGATGCATTATATTTTGTAGCATAAGGTAAATCATAGACTCCAGTATCAACATAGGTTGATCTTGCGAGTGAACCCGTTGTCCAAACATTTTCTCCATAGTTATAAACTACACATCTATCAATCTGCTGTGAACCATCTTTTGGATAAAACCAATTTATTTCATTATACAAAGTATTGTGTTCACAATATATAATGTCACCTGCACTATAATTTAAACCTAAATTATCTCCACTAGTTGTAAATACAAAATCTTCTACTAAACACGGAATCGCTTTTACTGTACCATCATACATAAAAAATCCACCTTCACCAGACATCCAATAAACAACTCCATTAGAATAACTTAATGCGTGTTGACCAATCAAACCACAATTGGTTCCAACTATTCTGATTGAAAATGTAAATGGTGGCCCAACAAATTGAATTACATATGCCGCACTATCCGTTAATACTAATGTGTAATCTTTTCCTTGTGCTGCTCCTACAATAAAATTACCTTGATCAAGTCTAAATGTACCTGCAGTATTTGTTGCTGTTGGTTGATAAGTATTATAGTCTTCTTGATTAGAGAATCTAATAAACATTGGATCTTGTGTTGAGGATGATCCAATTGTAGTTTCAGTTCCAAGATGAAATAGGTGTCTATCTCTATCTGATACAATTGTTAATCTTGATTTATTTGGAGCTCCTGACATGACTGTTGCTCTTGTAGAAGTTCCATTATTAGGATCCCAAGTAAAAGTTTTGTTATTGTGAATTGTTGCAACTAAAATTTCTCCAAAATTATCAAGACTCCAGTTTCCTGGATCCAGAGTTACATTAGAAGTTGTTCTTGCTGTGCCCCAAGTAGAGTCTCCCCATAAATAAGTTCCCCAACCATATCCTACTGTTTCAATAGTTGGACCTACTATTACATATGGTTTAATACTTCCTGAACCCTGAGTCGACATTCCTGTGCCGGTTTCATTAGAAGCCATTTGAATTGTAAATGTATTTGCATTAGGAACTGTTAATACTTCAAAAGGAGTATCTTCAAAATCAGCTGTTGAGTATCCGGTTTCACCGCCTCCAGGTAGTGAAATAGATGTGAAAGTTATATATCGACCCGCTTCTAAACCATGAGAAGTTTTATTTACAGTAACTGTTGCAGATCCAGTTGTAGAATCAAATGTTGCACTGGTGATTGCTGTATCTAATGGAGTGATATCGTAAAACACTCCATCACTATAAAGAAATAAACCTTGTGAAGTTCCTATTGCTGCATATTTATTACCGTCTAAATCAACCCATGAATGCTGTGCACGAGCTGCACCAGGTAATGTTTTACCTTGTGTAAGTTGTTGCCAACCACCTATTTTTTCTGGTAATCCATATCTAAATCTAACATTGTCACCATCTACCCATTGAAATTCACCACCTGAGTCTGTGACCATTTTGTTAAAACCGGGTTTAAAATTAATTTTTTGCAACATAGGAAGTTTTTACCATACATTATAGTGTAATAATAGATAAAATCTATGTCTTTATTTCTTTATATTTTCTTTTTCTTTTATCTCTTCACATTTTCTAGAAATTAAAAATGCTGCATTCATTAAAATGATTGAAAATTCTCTCATTTCTTCTGCTGTAAATGTCAACTTTCCTTTTTCATTAAGGATTTTTATTTCCTCTTTTGTAAATTCAATAGTTCCATCAGCTGTATCACTATTTTGAGTTATATTCATTATCGTCCTCCTTTATTGTCATTTTCATAATCTTTATATTTTCCATTAGCATCTACATAATGTAGAAAAACTTGTATTTGATGATCTCCTTCAAAAGGCTCTCTCCAATGTTCTAAATCACATCCTTTATAAATAACCGCATCACCATCTTCTAAATTTACTTTATTACCGTCCATAAATATAGGCCAAATAGTATCAGAGCTTATTTGAATTGTAGCACTAACTTCACAAGAAGGTCTATCTTTGTGTTTAAGTAATTCCGCATTATAGGAATAACATCTCCAAAAAGTATAAGTGGGTAATAAACTGTATTCGGTTTTTTCTTCAACTAATTTTATTTTGTCTCTTAAAAGAAATTCAAATAAATTATCTTTATAGAAATAAGTATCTGCATTGTTGTTTTGGTTTTCATCAAAGCTAGAAAAATTATTTCTGTGTGCATGTTCAGCATATGCTTTATATATTTTTAATTCATCTTTCGTCAAAAAATTTTTGACAACTTGAAATTTAAAATTATTTAATTTATCCATGCGACTATTGAATACCTACAACCTTTAGTTACATTGTTTACTGTATGAGGATACATAAAATTAGAAGGAAATATTATCACTCTACCAGCTTTAGGTGAAACATTTAAAATATCTTTATTAGTTTTAGGACATTTAAAGGTAACACTACCACCCTCATAATCATCATTTAAAAAAAGAATAATACTTAAAGTTCTTGGAACTCTTGTATGATTATCTGTATGTACATCATAGTAATCACCTTTTTCATATTTTAAAGCTATAATTTCAGTAAAACCTGAAGTGCATGTATTATTAAACATTTTAGAATTATAATTTTTTATTAACTCTGTAAATTTATAAACTAAATAATTAAACCAATGCACATTTGTTAAACTTTTATCTCTATTATGTAAACTTATTTGTTCTGCAGATCTAATATTTTTATTTAAACCACCTAAAGTTTCAGCGTGAAAAAATTTTTGTTTGTTAAGCCATTTTACTAAACTACTTATTTTTTTTAATTCTATAAATTGATCAAAAACATTTATGTAATCTTTTACATCCATTTTTTTTTACTCCAAAAAAAAGTTCTATAGTTATGTATCAATTTTTTAAAAAAGGGGTTCTGCCAAAATTTTGATGTATTTCTTTTTTCAAATACTACATTCATTTTCCAGTCGTCTCTTTTAAAAGGTATTATCTGAACATAAGGTGTTCCTCTTTCAATTGTCGTTTCAAGATTAGGATATTTATCATTGTTAATTACAAATGGAAAATTAATTTCAATATCAAATTTATCAGTATCAACTATTCCAGAAATAATTTCAAATCTGTCATCTTTATTGTTCATAGGAGAAGTAAATAAACATGAGTAACCAGGTGGTGTTTTAATATGAAAAGGATTTAATATTTTATAAAATGGCAAGTCACCTCCATTCTTTTCTACTAAAGGAGATCCCTCTAATTGTTGAGGTTGATGAATTTGAGAGCTTAGTGAATCATTTAAATTTAAAGTTGATGAATCTGTTTGAATTGAATACCTAAAAAAAGAATCATATTTTTTAAGTTTTTCATTCCAAACATTATGTTTTATATATAAATCTTGAGGCATTTTTAATAAATACCCTGCAGTTAAGGCATCTAAAAAAGGCATGCATCCTTTAACTGTGTTTTTTTCCATGGTGTGGTTTAATTTTTTAAACCATTCAGGAATATTAGTTTTTATAGGAACTGGTAAAACGTCTTTTAAATA